ATCTACAGTATGCGTAGTACCAAGTGAAGCATGATTTCCAAGTTCTACTCTTAATTCTCTTAAGGCAGCCGAAATATCAGTGCCAGATAAACCAGTGAAAGTCATGTTACCAATATCGGTTTCATGTTCACGGATAGCATCTCTAAAGTTTTGAGCAGTTGTACTTAATGCATAATCAGAGTTACTACCTCTTGCAGCTGTTTCAATTTCATTGATAGAAGAAACAATATCAGATTTATCAGTTGTTCCTAAAGAAGTAATCTCACCAATATCATCTTGAATTTCAGTAATAGCGTCAATAGCATTAGTAGAAGTAATTACTACATCATCACTAGTTGGAATTGTATGCAATTCTATAGCATTACCAATTGAGATGTCAGTACCTGAAAACGCACTTATAGCACTTGCAGCAATTCTATTAGCAGCATCGGTATGAGGAACACCAGCATTTTGTGTAGTAACAAATGAGCCACTATGTGATTTAAATAAAAGCTCACTTGAAGTAGCTTTATATAGTACTCCAGAGAATCCACCCGATTGAGTAACAGTAGCACCTTCAGTAAATGAAGATGGAATACTTGGTGAGCCAGTCAATACTACTCTTGAAGATATATTTGGTACGTGAAAACCGTCTTGTCTTAATTCTTGATATGCAATAACAGAATCTTGATCAGCTTTTACATAACCAACTTTATATGATTCACTTACAAGTCTTACTAATTTATTAGCAGCAAGAGTATCTGTAGAATACTTAAGTGGCAATGAAGCATCAAATGAACCGGTAGTATTCTTTAAAGAAATCTTATTAACATTAGTATATTGAATTATACCAGTAAAGCTTTCACTTCCGGATGACCCTTGATATACTGTAATCCCAGGTAAAAAGGTAGAAGGAATTGTAGGAGATCCAGTTAGAATAATAGTAGCTGGCGCATCGATTACTTCTTCTGGCTTGAGTTCAAATCTTAAGTTTTTATTACCAGCATCGTTATCATATACTGAAAATATCGATTCACTCGTACTTGAATAAGTATATACCTTATCAGTTAATCTGGCGTCGAGCTGATCAACATCTCCTAGGTGATGCGAGACTTCATTAGTTTTCTGTCTCCATTGTTCTAGAGTATTATTTTTTACAACTTTTGATTCGTTATTTGCCATTATTTATTTACCAACTTTTTAACTAATTTAGTAAGTTCAGCAATTTCATTTTTCATATCTATAATATCCTTAGATTGCTGTTCGTCTACTTTCCGTTTTTCTATTTGAGCTAAGCGATGTTCATACGCGCTTGTACTAGTATTTATAACTGCTCCACTCGCTAAATCCTTAATATAATCTGGATTATCTTTTATTTTTAATGTTTTTTTAGTTGCCATATTATGTTGCCGCCACCGCTCTAAAGTCTTTTACTGTTGGGACATTAGAAGTATTAGAAGATCTTAAAACAATCTTAAACGCAAAAGATCCAAACTTACCGATTGTAGGATCAATTACATAATGAACTTCTCCATATCCACCACCATCATTAGTAATAATTTCTGATTCTGGAGAAGCTGCAATCCAAGATAGATTATCAAAATCAGCATCATCACCACCGGCTAGTACTTTAAAGTATAGATCTATATTAGAACCAGAAGGTTTATTAGCATTAATAAATACATCTAGTATGTCAGCTTCATTATTAAGATCTACTCTCTTTGTAACATATCTATTAGCATTTGAAGTACCACTTGCTGCAGTATCTGCGACATAAGATCTACCGTTTGCTGTACTTCCATATGCAGCTTGATTTGAAGTAGCATCATTTAATCTATTACTTACTGTTGTAACTGAACATCTATTTAAATCAATAACAGGAGATAGTGTACTAGTACCCGCAAGATTTGCTGTAACTACTAATGATTTATCGCCTGCTGAGCTTGTAACATAAGTGGTTTCATTGATAGTAGAAGCAACAGTAAATGGTGCATTAAAATCGTTATTAGAATTAGCTAGAATTCCTCCAACCACAACTTGACTATATGCGCTTTCAGCACCATCAACTGATTTACCAGTTTGGCCTTCCATCGTCAATCCAATAGCAGTTCCAGGAACTTCTAACGTTTGAATTTGTGGAATAAGAGTATTATATTGATTGTTTTCTGTAGCACTAATTCCAGTACCACCACCATCAATTAATACTGCTGAAGCTGTACCAGTTACTGTGATCGCGTAAGAATCTAATTCTATAGAAGCTCCAATAATATCATGAGTTTTATTTATATTTGCTGCAGTAATACCATTGACTGTTCCGGTTTGGCCAGCAATAGTTACTTTGTTATTTGCACCATACATTCCATGATTAGGATGTCTAACTCTAATAATACTACTTCCGCCAGATGCTGATAAGTATGTAAATGGATTAGTTCTAAGAGTTCTAGGTGGAATACCATCATTAGTTAATTTTAATGTAGCACTAGTAGAAGTAAAGTTTGCTCTATATAAAGTAAACTTAAGATCTTTAGTTTGCTCTGGTGTCCATGTTGAAGCATTTTGCGATGTAAAGAATACACCATTGTAAGGTTGCTTAGTAACTCTATTATCAGAATTCTGTAAATCAAATCCACCAGTTTCAGCAATAAATACTTTGTATTCATCTGATTGAGATATAAGTACAATACAATATTCTTGATCTTGACCAAGATAAACTGGATAATCAAATGTTACAGTAGTAGCAGATGAACCATTAGTAGAAGTTGTTATTGAACTAGGATATACATTAACATCTGTTCCTGGAACAATTTGTTGTGTAGGTATACCATTCTCTACTGAACGTATAGAAACATTTAATGGAATATTAGTGTCTTTAGATTGAACAAACAAGTCTAATTTAGTTACAAATAATCCACCTACTTGATCAACAATAAATGTTTGAGCCAATGGATCTACCCATGTAACTGGTGTAGTAAATGATGTAATATTAGTTTCAGTTATAACTCTATCATCATTCAATTCCGTAGTTACGAACTTAGGTACTTTAGTAGATTGAATTACATTTTCTTTTACTTCAAGTAAACCTTGAGCATGATATAATGCTTCTGCAAATGTTGACTCAGTATCTTTATCATTTGTAGTTGAGTCAGTTAATCTAAATTCTCTTGTACCCGTTTTAAATTTAAGAGCAGAGTTGCGAGGAATAATAAATGATCCTTCACATCTACCAGCGCCATCTGTTACAAGATCAGTATTTGATGGATGAACTGTTTGACCAGAATATCCAACGATGTTAGTTTGATCTGAGAATTCTTGATAAGATTCTTCTGCACAGAAATTAGTAACATCAGAACCATTAAAGAACGCAAATATTTTTGTATTTGGTTTCATAAGTTCAGCTTTAAAGAATATCTTTCTTGAACGTATGAATGGTACAAAGTTTGTTTCCACAACTCTTGAACCTAATTCTTTTAATTGAGTATCTGGTACTACAGTTGTTCTTAAACCGGATCTAGCTTGATTTGAAGTAGTAGTTGTTGCTGTAGTAGTTGTTACACCACCTGTTCTAAATCCACCACCTCTTCTTGGACCATCCCACCAGTTGTTTCCACCGCCTTCTCCACCAATAATATTAAAGCCACCGCCTCTACCGGCTCCGCCACCACCACCACTTGTAGTAGTACTGACTTCAGTTCCAGTCCAGTTTGTTTCCCATTCGTTCCAAACCGTACCAAGCACTCCTGACTCTTCAGCCATAAATACTAATTGATCATACACGCCTTCATCATCGATAATAACATCTGGTCTTACTTCAGTATCTTTCCATTCATCAGATTCAGGAGATAGTTTAACTTGGCCACCCCATGAAAAGACATTATATGGATTAACGAATTCAGATGTAGTTGCATAAGGTTGTTTTGCAAATTCAGCATGACCAAATGGTAGTGTTACAATTGAACCATTTTTAACTGCAGTACCTGGTGCTGCAGCATGTCTAATTAAGTTAACATTATCTTCAAAAAACTTAGGTCTTAAAATACCATTAGATTTATCAATTGCAACTGCATAATCTGGATGAGAAACATTACCAACGTTATGCCCATAGAATCCGTCAACTAAAAATCCGTTCTTAAGTCTTTCATTCGATCCATCAAATATTTGTGTACTAGAAGCTTCTTTTTCTAATAAAGATAAAGAAGTATAGTACTCAAGATTTTTAATTCTTTTATCAAGAGAACCAATATCTCTCATAGTATATCTTTTATTTTCTACAGTCTGTGGAATAAGATCTGACGGCCCAAAAATATATGGTCTAAATTTAAGATTGTATATAACCATTGCATCATTAGGATCATCTGGAGATTTAGGATTTCTATCAGCAACGCCAGATACTATCTTAAACTCTCCTTCTCGTGTAATAAATAACTTATCAACTCTAGGAAGATAGTGACTTACATCAGTCAAAAGTATTGATCCAGGCTTTGGAGTATCTGCGTTTTGTGATCCTGTTCCTGCCGTAAATACTGTATCGGCTGTGAACGATCCTGCTGTGGCTTTAGTAGGTCTAAAGTCTATAGCATCTCTTAATTCCACTGAGCCCTTAATACCATTAAAGGTTGGAATAGTTTCATACTCAGAAGAATCATATGAATTTACTGTAAAGTAATCTCCGTTACCATGCTGGTAATATTCAAAGCTAACTACAACCGTAGTACCATTAACAACTCCAGCAATAGGTATTAATTTACCTTCGCCATAGAAGTTGTCTCTTTGACCATTATCTAGAGTAAAGTCAGATAATTTATCTACACCACCAATTGTGATTGCCGTGACTCGTTTAATATCTGCTTTATCTAGTGGAATATGTCCAGTTGAAGTTGAATAAGTAAATGACTGATTACTTACTGTTTGTTTTGTTTTTGTCTTAAGACCAGTACTTGTTTTTTGTACTGAGAAAATTACTTGAGCGTGTACATTATCTGCAGCTCCAGTAATACTACTTCCGACATTTTGAATTGTTAGTGTAGTTGCACCAACTGCAGTTGTAACATTTCCAGCATCTACAACTTCAGGATCATTACCACCAACAGCAATTAAGATATCTGAATTTGATTGTAATGTACCACCAAAGTTATTAAAAGATACTGTAGCACTTGTTCCGTTACCACTAAATGTTCCTTGTACTCTTTGTCTTGTTACAAACCTAGGTGGATCAGCTGGAGTTGAATCCAATAAAGATTTAACAGCAGAGAATGGAAGCTTAAATACTAATCCATTGTTACCTGTATCGTATCTAACACCAGTGTTAGTTAGAGTAGCTGAAAAATCTTGCCCTGAAGCATTGGATTGAGTTATAGTAGTAACACTACTAAATGAATTAGATCCAGACATTGTAATATCAAATAGATATACATGATAGATAGAATTAGTAAATTTTTCAACACCTCTTATTCTACATGTACCAATTGTGGCTGCACTACTATTTTTCAAACTAGCTGTTGCATAAGCGCCTGAAGTACCACCAATATCTGGTAGTCCGTTCATACCTGAAGTATTAACTTTTACATAATTACCAAGACCTAGATTTACACTTTGTTGATTTTCATTTACAAATTCTCTTGGCTTATCAACTGCTACGTATTTAGTAGCAAGGTTTTCAATTCTGTGTCCTTTAACATATGATACTGAAGGTTCTACACCAACTGCAAGCTTAGTGGCAACTCCACCATTTGCAGCTGTTAGATAACCACCATTGCCAGCTTCATCATCTAAATGTTCTCTAATATCAAGAGTGTATGGTCTTACAGCATAATCGCCTGACTCTTCATGTGTTCTTCTAGCTAATCTTGAGCTTAATTCTGTTCCACCAGTTTTATCTGTAGTTTCAACTTGTACAACTCCATCTTTTACTTTCATTAATAGAATGTAATTAGAGTATGTAGTATTAGGTGCAGTTAAAGATTCTTTAATTAGTGTAGTATTAATTTTATATCTATGAGCACCAGGAGCTGCAAAGTTTGGAGTGCCTTGAGCATTGTCGTTTAGTGAGCTATCTGAAGCACTATCTAAATCAAATGTTTCAGCAACATTTAAACCAATAATATAATTTGGTGTATTTGTATATTTGTCTAATATAAGAGATTGAGATGCAACATAAACAAAAGTTCCTGCTATAAAATAAGCACCTTCTTCTATGTTAGCAACTGCGCCTTGGCCAATTGGATTAACTGATGAAGCTCCAACTTTACCATAAAGAGCTGTTCCGGCATCGTTAACAAATACTTCGTCAGCTACAAATTTTTCAACTGTTTTATCTGAACCACCCGCATTAATATATCTAATATATAATGTATTGGGTTCTGAACCTGTAGCAGTTATTGCATTTAATACTAAAGCAGTAATTTGATTACCACTATTAGAAGTACCAGTAATTGTTGATCCGATCAATGAACTTAAATTAGCTGATTGATAAGTTGTACCATAAGTTGTTGAGGAATGAGTAAATGAAGCATTAGTTAATTTAATAAAGTCGTATTCAGTATTGATAGTAACTTTACCACCAATGACTCGTGAACCATCTTTAAAATTATACTGTCCTAATTTATCTAATTGAGATTGAAATGCAGTTTGTAACTGAGTCAATTCTCTCGCTTGTACTGCGTGCCCAGGCCTGAATTGAATACGATGATAATTTTTAGTCTCATCGAAATCGTCATAGTATGGCGCAATGTTATAATTCTTTACTCGTGTAATTCCCATTTTATTCCTCTTTAAATTCTAATTTCTAGAATTCGACAATTAATTTAATGTCTTCAATCTGTGATGATGATCTATTAATAGGATCTCTATTTTCTAAAAAGATTAATTGACCACTATTTCTTTTAACTTCAGATCCGTATCCATTTGCAATAGTACCAAACGCATCACTTGTATTTAATGTAGCACTACCACCATTAGGTAAAGTACCTGCTACTGTATCTCCAGATACAAAGTTAGCATATCCAGTCTTTTCATTTTGGTAATAATACAATACTTTATTAGAAGTATCAATTTCTACAATGTAAGCTTTAGCACCACTTGTTGAACCAGTAAGTATTTGATCAACAGCAAATCCAGTAAGAGAAGCACCACTATCTAGACGTAATGCTCTTCGAGCTCTAAGTGTAGAGGCTGATGCAATAACATCAGATGCAAAGTTTTGTGGATTTTTAATAAGAGAGATCTGTCTGAAATCCTGTCCTACTGTTAAGTCACCACCTTCCGAACCAGAAAGCTGTGTATTAATAGCTACAAAGAAAGCTCCGAGTTCTGAAATAGGATCTGTTCCATGACCATTGGGTGGAGAAATAACTGCTCTTGCTGTTGCTAGCGAACCACCACCACCACTTAATGTAATATCAACTACATTATAATCTGTTCCTTTATTTGTTACTGTAATAGAATCTACAGTTTGTGAACTTCCACTTCCAGCCATAACTGCAGTCGCAGTAGCTCCAGTACCATCACCTGTAATTGTTACAGTTGGTGCTGAGCTATAATCCTGCCCTGGAGCAGTAACTTCGATTCTTTCAATACCACCAGCATTAGCGTGAGCTTTAGAATTTATTTGAGCAGTTTGGTTAGCATAGTTAACATCAGTTGTGGCAAACCTACCAAAGGTTAATGTACCACTATCGCTTAGTGATTGAGCACTAGATAAAGTAAGTGATGTTCCACTAATTGCTGAAACTGTAACTGAACCAGAAATACCTGCACCAGTAATTAATTGACCAGTTTTAATATTTGCATTCGCTGCACTTAAGGTTACTGCAGTTGAAGAACTTGTAGCTCCGTTTACTGTAGCAGTTGTAGGATAACCTAATGTTTCAACTGGCATGTATGAATTAGTAAGGAATTTTTCTGCAGCAACAACAGTTACTGTATACATATACTTCCACTTATAACCATCTGATTCTGCAGTTGGCTGAGTATTAATATGTACAGGTTCTACTGTTGAAGCACCAGCTCCAGCTTCAATACATTTATAAACTTTAAACTCAGATGTGATAATGTAAAAAGCTTTATCATATATAGTAGCATCATCAGAATCCCAACCGATATACGCTCTACCAGAGGTCCATGTATGTCTAGGTACAATATGAGATACTTCTCCTGCTGTTACCTTTTTCATACCAATCATTTGTTGGTATGCTCCCGCGATGTTGTCAATATTATCTAAAGGAGTGAATGGAGTCGTATCAGTAGTATCACTTGTTGAATTCGACCAAACGTCTGATTTACCGATAGCTACATAAACACTACTAGAGGCCACATCCTCTTTAAAGTTTTGAGCATTGACTACTCTAAATGGTGTTGTTACGATTGCTGTCATTGTTCTATTCCTGCGCTATTATAGCTTTGTTGTTATATCTATTTATAACAGTTCCTGGGAAGCTTTCAATAGTATTTGCACTTAAAAAGCTTATTGGATATCCATTTCTAAACATCCGGTGACTGTCAAAGTTACTTCCTTTTCTGTTAAAGTAATTATTATTTATAAGGGTTCTAAAGTTCTCATCTCCAACTTCTGTTGCAACATGATTTAAAGATAATATAAGAATCTCTTTTACTTTCTTAGCTCTTTCTTCTGAATGAGTTGGTGAATCAAATCTAACAATAGGATCTACAACATAACCATTACCTTGATTAGTTATCGTGAATCCTAAGATATCCCCTTGGTGTATTTTAATTTCGCCTGCTACTGCTCCTACTCTTAATCCTTCTTCTAATGCTAAATCATCTGTTTCTTCTTGAGCAGTATAATATACATCGCTTGGAGATATTTGAACTGTAGCAGCAGCATTTACATTACTTGATAAAAGTACACCATCTGCATCTGTAGCAGTTGGAGGACTAATAATAATACTTGGAGCTGTTGCAAAATGTTTTTCAGAACCACTTTTTATAATAGCAGTTAATTTACCATTATTAGAATTAGCAGCTGGACTAGCATTTGCTGATGCATAATTTTGTCCTGCAGCAACGATAGTTACATTATCTATTCTACCATCTACATCAACTTTACAAGTTAATAATGCAGTACCTATCCCTTGACCTTCTATTGGATCGCCTGTAACTGTAATGGCTGGACCATCAAAAAATTCTTGGCCATTTACTATTGTTTTTGTAGCTTGGTCTATTGGATAACCAAACCCTGGATTAGCGACACTTACATTTGTTATACTGCCATTAGCATTAAGAGTTAATGATAGTTGACCACTCTTACTTATCCTACCTTCTGCATTTGGTAAGAAGAAAGAAGAAAATGCTTCAACAAGAAGCGCTATATCTTCTGCGCCAATAACACCAGGTTGAACACCAGGCATTGAACTTAAAGTCTTTCTATTTAATCTTCCATATAAGTCTTTATATGTATATACAAACCCTGGCTGATTAGGAACAGGTATAGATCCAGTTGAACCTTCTCCAATACCAATATCTAGTTCAACTAAGTCTTGTCTAATATTATCTCCAAGAGCAGCACGAGTTAGCTGAGTAAGAATAAGAATTTCACCAAAGAATACAAATCCAGCTGGATGAACTAGTTTATCAAATGCAGTTTCCCAATCACTTAAGTTTTTACCAGTACGTACTACATAAGAAAACTTCTGATAAAATTTTGAATCTTGTAATTTAATATTATCTGATAAGAAACCTTTGTGATCTAAGTATCTGTTAAGACCAGCATCCCATTTACCAGATGATGGTATTAATGTTTTATCATATGGAAATTCAGTTTCTACATTTTCATTAAAAAGTAGTCTAAAGAAAACTTCAATAGAGTCCGATGTTCCTTTGAGCTTATAGAAATCATTGATATTTTTATATAGATTTCTTTTATTAACAGTAAGAGTTCTAGGAATAGCTTGAGCAATTTCTTTTTGCATAAGCTCTAAATAATCTTCTGTGTTCTCATCAATGTTCATTGCTTCTTCAATAGCATTAATAATATAAGAAGGACCAGGACCAACCCAATAAGTCATGGGTGTTACAAGTTTAGCTGTCTTACCATTATGATTTACATAACCAGCTTCAGTTGGTTTTGTCAATGATACAGAAAAGGTTTTACCAATTTCAGTAGTACGATCTTTTAATGTACCAGGCAATTCATTACCATTAGATATTTGTACATTAGTTCCTGACAACGGAATAACGGTTTCTGTTTTATCTATATTAGTTATTACAAGACTTGAACTAGATCCATCAAAGTCAGTAAAGAATTCGTTGTTATCGTCATTAGGATCTAATACTCTGAACACTGCTCTATCTGAAGCGATAAGATCGGTGAAGGTATCGGTTTCTACGTAGATGAACTCTTTCATGTTCATGAATTCGTAGTACTTTTCTAATAACTGTTTAATACCGTTATCGCCGGAATCAGTTAATATTTCTTCTGGAATAAGCTGGTCGATCCTAAGATCTTCTTTCGTTTTCTTTTTAAGCGAGCCTACCGATTCTACGTAGTTCGGGTTGCCAGCATCTGATCCATATCCACTCATTATGTGCTCGATCTAAATCTTGAAGTTGTCGTATAATTAATACTACCAGAAGAACCTGATGTTGCAATAGTATCTTTGTCTGCAGACATAGTAGTTCTTGTAGAATCAATTGAAAGTATCTCATCTCTCTTTGGAGCGATGTCTAAAGATTCTGGTGTTACAGAAATTCTAATAGAATCAGTAGTATCTGTTATAAACGAGTTAAGAGTAATAGTGCCTTCTGTTGGATTAACTACTCCACAGTCAGATATTGTTACTACCTTTTCAGCTCCTACTAATCTGTAAGCAAATATTTTTCTATTTGCAGAACCAGGAATCGCCACATCATTAAAATAGTTATCTACTCCACCTATTTTAAAAGCAGTGGATTGTATACATGTATCTGTAGCTCCACCAGGAACATAAAATGATCCAGGATATACTAAACTAAAATTATTAGATATAGTATTCAATGGAGTTATATTTTTAAATAAGAATGGACGTACTGTAGAGTTAAGAATAGAAGGATCTGAAGAATCTATATTTCTTAACAATGCTGAGTGTCGAAATACTCCATCAAATTTATTTAAATCATTTAATGAATAATCATCGATAACATCTGAGACCACAGACTTTAGTTCAATATCTGTTCTATCAGTTAAGTTAGGATTATATTTAAACGCTACATCTAGTTCTACATAAGAATAGTTTGGATCAACTACTGTTGGAGTAATAGATACTACATTCTTTCCAGCTAATACTGTACCTGTTACTGTAGCCTTTTCATCATCGGTTAATGTATCAGCAGTCTTAGGTTTAATA